CAGCAACAATAGCCGGATCAAACACCGCAATAGATAATTCTTTATCTGGCGGAGTTGACGGTAATACACCTGCAGCTTCTGACATTTTATTAGGTCACGACCTATTAAAAGATGCTGAAACTGTAGATGTGCAACTTCTATTTGCGTTTCCAGATGCAGGTAGTGCAACCACAATCGCCGGAAGTTTAATCACTATTGCATCTGCAAGAAAAGATTGTATGGCGTTTGTATCTCCTCCAATCGAAGATACAGTAGGTACTTCTACTCCTGCAGCAAATGTGAAAGCATATGCAGATACACTTAACTCATCGAGTTATGCATCTTGTGATTCTACGGCTCTATATGTCTATGACAAATACAACGATACTTATCGTTATATCGGAGCTTCAGGTCATATTGCTGGATTATGTGCCGCTACTGATAGGACAGCTGACGCATGGTTCTCACCAGCAGGTGTAACGCGTGGTCAACTATTCGGTGTAACTAAATTAGCTTTTAATCCAAAACAAGCTGATAGAGATACTCTTTATAAAGCAAGAGTAAATCCGATAGTAAGTCTTCCAGGTCAAGGTACTCTTCTATTTGGAGACAAAACACTTTTATCTAAGCCTTCAGCATTCGATCGTATTAACGTACGTAGATTGTTTAATACTTTAGAAAAAGCAATTTCTACTGCGGCTAAAGCGCAACTATTCGAATTTAATGACGAGTTCACTCGAGCTCAATTTAAAAACGCAGTTGAGCCTTTCCTCAGGGAAGTAAAGGGGCGTAGAGGACTAACGGATTTCTTAGTCGTTTGCGATACAACTAACAACACTGGAAATGTAATTGATACTAATAAATTTGTAGCTGATATCTTTATCAAGCCTGCAAGATCTATTAACTTCATTACATTAAACTTTGTAGCAACCAGAACTGGTGTCGATTTCTCAGAAATCGCCGGTAGTTAATAGGAGAATATAATGGCAATACTAGGTGTAGACGATTTTAAATCGAAATTAGTTGGAGGTGGCGCACGAGCAAACATGTTCAAAGCCACGGTCAACTTCCCAAGTTATGCGCAAGCGGATGTTGAATTAACATCATTCTTGTGTAAAGGTGCACAAATACCTTCTAGCGTGATTGCTCCAATCATGGTACCTTTCAGAGGACGTCAATTGCAATTAGCAGGTGACAGAACTTTTGAACCAATATCTTTAACAATTATCAACGATGTTGATTTTGTAGTTAGAGGTGCATTCGAAAGATGGATGAATGGTATTAATGAGCATAATAATAATACTGGCTTAGCTAATCCTGTGGATTACGAAGCTGATGTTATTATTGAGCAATTGAACAAAGCAGGTGTTGTTACTAAAACGTATAATGTTAGAGGGGCTTTCCCAACTAACGTTAGTGCAATCGACGTAAACTATGACTCTGAAAATACACTTTCAGAATTCACAGTTGAACTTCAAGTACAATATTGGGAATCAGATACTACGACTTAAAAGTTACTTTTAAAAGTAGTATAAATAATATATGAAGCGGTGTCGTTAAGGCACCGCAGATTATATGAGGTAAATTATGGCGGATTTTTTCGGCTTCGAAATAAATAGGAAAGGGTCAAAAGAACCAGAGCGTGCATCTTTTGTACCTAACACCGACGAGGATGGTGCTGGAGTTATATCCAGTGGCGGACACTTTGGTGCGTATTTAGATCTCGACGGAGACAAAGCACAAAATGAGATTGAACTATTACTAAAATATCGAGATGCAGCTTCACAACCAGAGTGTGATGCAGCTGTTGAGGATATTGTAAACGAGAGTATTGTAGGTAACTATGATGAAGCTCCTGTTGAAATAGTACTAGACAAAGTAGATGCATCAGCATCAATTAAAAAAACTATGAGAGCAGAATTTGATGAAATTCTAGCATTAATGAGCTTTAACTCTTATGGTCATGATATTTTTCGTAAATGGTATATTGACGGAAGATTACCGTATCATGTAATTATAGATGATAAGAATCCTAAAGGCGGGATTAAAGAATTGAGATATATCGATCCTATTAAACTTAGAAAGGTTAAAGAGATCGAAGAAAAACAAGATCCAAAAACTGGAGCTAAAATCATTAAGAAGCAACAGGAATATTTTTTATTCCAAGATACTTCAAT